AGTTTAACAGGTGGCGTTGGTGCGAGTATTAATTCAGATATATACAATTTATGAGCGATATAACAAAGAGAATTATAATTAAAAAAGGGGCTGGCATTGCAACTATTCCTGCAACATCAGACCATAGAGATGGTACATGGTTAAGCACTGATTTGTACATTGGTGAGTTCTACATGAATACTGCAAATGGGAAGATATACACGCGTACATTAAGTGGTATTTCAGAAATTATTTATAACGTTGCAGATTTTGAACTGTTAGCAAATAAAGCCACAAATTTCACGGTTTTAAATAACACTAAGTACCCAACAACTCAAGCGGTCGAAAACCAAATTGACGCTAAACTTGTAAGTACTGGCTATTGGAATGTAGCAAGTTCAGAAATTGCAAGGGGTTACAGGGCGCAACACAATTCAACAACTGTACTTTCTGAAAATATTGCAGTTGGTACTTTACAAGGTACAGCTACAGCGGTGGCGGTGTCAACAACTTCCATGCAAACAAAAAAGACACGTTTAAAAATTGGTGTTTCAACTCCTGCAGCTAACGGTGTTTGCGGTTACAGGTCAACAAGTGCGTTTAATATTATAGACATGGGTTGGAGGTTTTGCGTTGGATTTGGTGTTTCAGATACAGCCTTAAATACAGGTGCGCGCCAATTCTATGGGATGACATCGGCAACAACTTTATTAGGGATATCTTCTACGGTAACTGTAGAAAGTTTGACTAACATAGTTGGTATTGGATCGGATGCTTCTGATACTAATTTACAAGTATTCCATAACGATGGAACAGGTACAGCTACAAAGATAGATTTAGGAGTTAATTTTCCTGCAAACAGAACAGGAAGTGCAGCAACTGATTTTTTTGTGTTTGAACTGTACAATCCTTTTAATTCAATGACTGTATATTATAAGGTTACTTCGTTAGAAAACAACGTAACAGTTGAGGGGTCAATAACAACAAACCTTCCAAACGACACTACGCCGATAACGATTCAAGCGGTTAGAACTTCGGGCGCAACATCAAACGCTTGTAGTTTTGATATTTCACAATTAACATTAAACTGTTTGTCATGATAGAGGTAATACAAGAAGTGAGAGGTGCTTACACCTATGTAGAAAGTAGCTACTTAAATATAATCAGAGTAGGAAATGAGGTTTTAAATGCTGATGTAACAACCGAAATAACAGCACAGGAAACTATCATAAACAACTACATCTAATTTACAACAAAGACCTTAAATCAAGGTTATATAATTATGAATGAAATCAAGTACATTTTAGAGCAAATCAGAAAGACAAAAACAATAGTGCTAATTATAATTCTGCTTGCTTTCATTCTTTTTTATTACAAGTCATTAGTCACTCAAGTAGTGGTTAAAAAAATTGAAGCTGTTGACGAGGTGAAAAAAGACATTAACAACAATGTTTTGATTCAACAAATGTTAAATGAATTGATGCTAAAATATAATGCTGATAGGGCTTATATATTTCAATTTCACAACACAATAAAATACTACGATGGAACGCATAGAAACCATCAATCAATGACGTTTGAAGTTTGCAACAATGGTATTAGCTCGGAAGCGCACAATTTACAGAATATTCCCGTTAGCTTATACCCGATGTTCTTACAACAAATAATGTTAGAAAGAATGAATTATTGCGACGTGAATAGCATCAAAGAGCAAACGACAAAAGCATCGTTATTAAGACAAGGAATTCAATCTATATGTATAGCACCGTTTTTCAAGAAAGGAAGTTTTGTGGCTTACATTGGTTTAGACTTTGTAAAAGAAAACAAGTGTACAGAGATTGATTTTAAGGAGTTTAAAGAGTTTACAAATGAAATCGGTAATATATTAATGTTATGAGAAAAGGAGGAAAAAAAGGTTGCCAGTGTAAAGATGGCACGTATAGTAAAGAGTGTTGCGATGGTAACTCTCAAGGGATTGGAAGTACTAACCAACAAACAATTAGTAATGTAAACCATACTATTGAAGTAAGGCAAATTACAACAGAAAGAGGTTAATAAAGTTATTAAAGAAAAAAGCTATGACTAAAGAAATAAAAGACGCGTTAAAAACTATCAAGACCTTCTTAGGAATGGAGGTGAAGTTAGAGCAGATGAAGTTAGTAGATGGTAACACGGTAATCGAAGCAGACTCGTTTGAACCTGGTGCAAGTGTTATGATTGTAGTTCCTGAAGGTGAACCTGTTCCATTGGAAGTTGGTAATTACGAGCTTGAAGACGGTAGAGTTTTAATTGTTGAAGAAGTTGGAATGATTGCTTCAATTGAAGAGATGCCAAAAGAAACGGAGGAAGAGGAAGAAATGCCTGTTGAAGCAGATGTGACTCCCGAAGTTGAAGTGAAACAACCTAAAAAAGTTGTAAGCATCACTGAGCAACACTTCGCTGAAATGGAATCAAAGATTGCTGAACTTGAAACTAAGTTAGCTGCAATGGAAGTAAAAGAGGAAAAAGTAGTTGAGTTGACTGCGGAGCCAAAACCAATTCAGTACAACCCTGAAAACGCAAAACCAATTGAGCATATGGATTTAGCGACAAACACAGGTAAATCAACAAGAGATAAGATTTTAGAAGAAGTATACAACAACAAATAAACAAATAAAAAATGGCTACAACAATTAACATTTCAACTTCATATGCTGGGCAAGATTCTAAGCTATGGGTAAAGGCTGCTTTATTAAGCGGTAACACTTTGGCAAATGGAGGTATGACTATCATACCAAACATTGCTTACAAAACAACAATGTTCAAAATCGGAACGGACGACATTTTAAAGAATGCTACGTGTGATTTTGATGCTACATCTACTGTAACACTTTCTGAAAGAAGTTTGACATTAGAGCAATTTCAAGTTAATTTACAATTGTGTAAAAAAGACTTTTTGGCGACATGGCAAGCTGAAGAAATGGGATTTAGTGCAAACAAAGTTTTGGCAAAATCATTTGTTGATTACTTGTTAGCTTACATCACTGATAAAGTTGCTTCATCTGTTGAGGTGTCTATTTGGAGAGGTACAAATGCAACTGCTGGGCAAATTGATGGTATTTCTACTTTGTTAGCTGCTGACGCTGCTTTACCAACTGCTAACGAGGTTGCAGGTTCTTCTGCTATTTCTGCTTCTGCCACGGTAATTACTGAGTTAGGAAAAATTGTTGATGCAATTCCTGCTGCTTTATATGGTTCACCAGACTTGAAAATCTACGTTCCTCAAGGTGTTATGAAGGCTTACATTAGAGCTTTGGGTGGTTTCTCAGTAGCTGCTACTTCTAACTCTGGTACAGATGCTAAGGGAACACAATGGTACAATGGTGGTGCTTTAACTTTCGATGGTATTCCAATTTTCGTTGCTAACGGATTGGCTGCTAACACTGCTATCGCTGCTGAAACTTCTAACTTATTTTTTGGTTGCGGTTTATTAAATGACACAAATGAAATCGCGCTTTTAGACATGTCCCCATTGGACGGTTCACAAAATGTAAGATTTGTATTACGTGCGGGTATGGCTGTTAATTACCATTCTGTATCAGACATCGTAACTTATAACATTCCTAACTCAGCTAACTAATTAACTAATCAATTAACCAATTAAGGGGAGGGTATATCCCTCCTTTTTTTTTAAACTTTAAATTTATGGCTTGTAATTTATCAATAGGACGCGCTGAAGCGTGCAAAGAAGCAATCGGAGGACTGAAAGCGGTTTACTTCATTAACTATCAGATACTACCTTCTGATGTAACATTTTCAAATGACCTTATTACAGCGGTAATAAATGTAGACAACTTGTATAAATATGAGTTAAAGTCAAACGAAAATGTATTTGACCAAGAAATTGTATCAAGCCGTGAAGCAGGGACAACGTTCTTTCGTCAAACGTTAACAATTAAACTGAAAAAACAAGATGCTACGACGCACAAAGAAATTAAACTTTTGGCCTATAGTCGACCTCACGTCCTTGTGGAAAACAACAACGGTCAATTCTTTTTGATGGGCTTGTTTAGAGGTGCTGATTTAACAGCAGGAAGTATCAACAATGGTGGGGGGCTTGCAGATTTTTCGGGTTACAGTTTGACTTTTACGGCGGAAGAGGCTTTACCGGCACCATTTACGGATATTACAAGTGCTGCTACTATCGTTTCTGATTGTTTCACAGGTGCAACAGTAACAACCGCTTAACCATGCCTTGTTTAATAACACTTGGACGTTCAGAGCCTTGTAAGGATAGCCTTGGAGGGCTTAAAAACGTATACTTTATAAATGAGGATATTAACACGTCTAACTTAATATATTATAATCCTACATTACCCCCACCGATTGTATATACGGATGACATATATTATGTGCAATATATAGCTTCATTATATAAATTTGAATTGAAATCTAACGAAAATGTTTACGACCAAGAAATAGTAAGCTCACGTGAAAACGGAACGACATTCTTTAGACAAACATTGACTATTAAACTAAAAAAACAGGACATTGCTACGCATAATGCAGTTAAGACTTTAGCATATGCAAAGCCACGTATTTTAGTTGAAACAAACGAAGGTGATTTCTTTTTAGTTGGTCTTTTAAGGGGTACTGATTTAACATCAGGAAGTATCAACAATGGAGGAGATTTAGGCGGTTTTAATGGGTATTCCTTGACTTTTACCGCTGAAGAGCTACTGCCGTCACCATTCATTTTAAATGGCACTAATGCTTTTAGAATTAGTGATGCCGACCAGTTACCATTATCAGCGGCATCAACAATTGTAACAAGTTAATACACGGAGGGGCTTAAAACACCCCTCTTTTTTTTTGCAACAAAAACACTCTTTTTTAGTTATACTATTACATGATAGTATTAACGACATCCACAAGCCCTCAAATAGTTTACTTCGTGCCACGTGAAGGCTCGGGAAACTCCGATAAGATATTCTTAACAAACGAACAGACAAACGTCACCACAACGATTAATATCACTACCTACGCAACAGGTGATTATTACCATACTGCGACCGCTACATTTGGGCTAAAAGAAGGTCATACGTATGTTTGTAAGATAGGCAAAACAAACGACATTCGATTTTACGGTCGTATATTCTGCACGAACAACCCAAGCTCTAACTTTACTCAAACGGTAACAACAAACGAATTTATAATCTATGAATAATAACATTATACAACTATCTTCCTATACAGCCCCTGTAATTGTCGAAAATAATCGCAACGAATGGGTAGAATATGGTGAAGATAATAACTACTATCAATTTTTAATTGACAGATATAGCAATTCAGCAACTAACAACGCTGTGATTAATAATATTTGTAGGTTAATTTTTGGTCAAGGCTTAACAGCTACGGATAGCGCGATGAAGCCAAACGAATGGGCGCAATTGTTATCTATTCTTAAAGAGGACGATTTAAGACGTATTATCTTTGATTTGTACGCATTAGGGCAGTGTGCCTTACAGATTCATTACGATAAGGGACATAAAGCAATTACAAGGGGTTTTCATACGCCTATTCAATTATTAAGACCTGAGAAATGTAACAAAGATGGGGACATTGTAGGGTACTTCTATTCTGACAATTGGACAGACCCTAAAAAATACGTACCTAAAAGATTCGATGCGTTTGGAACTTCTAAAAAAGAAGTAGAGATTTTATATCTAGCCCCTTATAGTGCTGGGATGAAATACTTTTCAAATGTAGATTATCAAGGTGGTATTGATTACGCATTGTTAGAGGAAAAAATTGCTGAATACCTTATTAATGAGGTTAGTAACTCTTTTGCTCCCACGACTATCGTAAATTTTAACAACGGTACCCCAACGGACGAACAGAAAGACGAGATTTCATCTCAAGTAATTGGTAAGTTAACTGGGTCAAAAGGTAAGAAAACTTTAATATCATTTAACGAAAACGAAAATACAAAGACAACGGTCGACACTATACCATTGAACGATGCTCCAGAACATTACCAATATTTAAGTGACGAAGCTACATTCAAAATATTACGTTCACATAACGTTACTACTCCATTATTATTTGGTGTATCGGTTGCGACAGGATTTAGTTCAAATGCTGATGAAATGAAAACAGGAGCGTTGCTATTTGAAAACATGGTTATAAAGCCAAAACAACAAATGATCACTGAAATGCTTAAAAAAGTTTTATCGTTTAATGGTGTTTCTCTTAACCTTAGATTCAAAACTTTAAATCCTTTACAAGGGGACGAGCCACAACCTGTACAAGATGTTAAAATGAGTGCACAGGATGAGTTAGATGTTGCGAAGTATGGAGAGGATATTGATTTAGACGAGTGGGTGTTAGTTGATAGTAGAGAGGTTGATTATGATTTAGAGGATGAGTTGGATGCAGAGCTTGAAAAACTAAACAACCCTACAAATCTTTCTAAGTTTTTAAACTTTGTGAAAACGGGTACAGCAAGACCAAACGCAAACTCAGAACAAGACGGTAAACTATTTAAACATAGATACAGATATACAGGTGACACCTCAGACGATTCAAGGTTATTCTGTAAAAAGATGACTCAAGCTAATAAAGTTTATAGAAAGGAAGATATTATTAGAATGAGCAATGAAATTGTAAACCAAACACGTACACGGTCAGATGGTACAGTTGGTGGTTTAGGGCCGCGTGGAGCGACTACATACGATATATGGTTATATAAGGGCGGAGGAGCTTGCCACCATAAATGGGTGCGTGAAACTTATTTAAGAAAATCGGATGTTAATTCACCAATTGCAAAAAAATACATGAAGGAGTTTAGACCTTCGGTTGCTCGCAAACTAGGTGAGATTGTACCCGTGAACGACAAAAAAGTTTATACAAGACCGATTGATATGCCTAACAAGGGATTTTTACCTAAATAATTTTAAGACATGGCAGAAGCACTATTAATATCGAAAAAAGACTTACAAGAATATACGTCTTTAAACGCAAACACAGACGTTGACAAAGTGATTCAATTTGTACTTGTAGCCCAAAACATTTGGATACAACAATACACTGGGAGTAAGCTATTGGATAAAATAAAAACGGATATTACCAACAACGCACTTTCGGGCAACTATATAACCCTTGTAAGGTCCTATTTAAAGCCTATGTTGATCCATTTTACTATGGTTGAATATTTACCGTTTTGCGCTTACACAATTTCAAATAAAGGGATTTATAAGCACCAATCTGAGAATAGCGAAATTGTTTCAAAAGAGGAAGTTGATTACTTAATTGAAAAAGAAAAACGTATTGCAGAATCATATTCACAAAGGTTTTTAGACTATATTTGCAAGAACAATAGTTTGTTTCCAGAGTATACAACAAACGAAAACGGCGATGTTTACCCACAACATAATAACTATCTAACAAATTGGTATTTATGAAGAAGAAAAAAGAGTATAAACCAAAGGAAGAGAATATAATTAAACTTAAACAATACTTAAATGATATTAGCAAGTCACGGAATAATAAGTAGCAGTGGTGGGGTGCCACCTTCAACATTATTAACAAATTTATATGCGGTTTATAAAGCTGAAAGTAATGCAAACGATTCATTTAGCACTATAAACGGAACTGCGCAGGGGGGGTTGACATATAGTGCAGGCAAGAGTGGAAATGCTTTTACTTTTAATGGTGTAAATAGTCGCATTGATTTGCCAACTGCTTCTTTTAACTCACTAACAACAGATTTTTCAGTTAGTGCTTGGACTTTATTTCCAATAGGTTATATTAGCGGTTATGCTATTCCTGTTTTTAACAACATGAGTGCAACATCATGGTTAAATGCTGGTGGTGGTTTTTGGGTTACATTGTTTGGTGATGTAATACAGTTTAGAATTGGGGACAAAAGCACAGCGCCTATTCTAACATACTCAACAGCTTATTCTATGGGCTATAACACGTTTTTTCACATTGCTGTAACACGTTCAAGTGGTAGAAGTAGAATATATTTGAATGGCACATTGGTAGCAAGCAATACAGATGCGGTTAATCCAGTGTATTACACAAGTGGAGTGAATACAACTACACCAACAATAGGAGCAATTAAAATGCCTAATGGTGTACAAGATGGTTATTACGCGCCATTAAATACAAAAATAGATGAGTTAAACATTTGGAATAAAGAACTAACAGCTACAGAAGTAACTGAATTATATAACGCAGGTACAGGTAAATTTTATCCTTATTAATTATGAAAGTTAGACAATTAACATTAGAACAAAAAAACATCCTTACAGGTCAAGTATGGGGTTTCCAAGGTCAAGTATTTAACCCTTTGCAAGATGCAAACGGAAATTGGTTTATCTCAAATGAAGAGGTTAACGGATGTACATTGCAACAAGCTGAGTCTATCCCATGTGATGCATGGCTTTTAACATTACCCGAAATAGATTACAATCCAATTGTACATGAAGCGTAAGTTCTACGAAGGGCAAATAATAAATAATAAAGTCGTTAAAACAGTTTGGAGCGACTCAAGTAATTACATGATAAATTTTACAGATGGAAGTTTTGAAGTTATTAAGAAATAGATGGAATGCACCGACGCCAAACTTTTGGAAAAAAGTGCAAAGTGTTGGAATAGTAATCGGAGGTTTAGGAGCGGTATTAATCGCACCGCCTTTCGGTTTAGCAATCGCGCCTTATATGGTGGCTGTTGGTTCAGTAGCAGGAGTATTATCACAATTGACAGTAGATGAGCAACGTTAGAAATTACACAACAGACCAACTACTCGATAGAGTAGAAGAGTTAAAGTCATTCAAAACTATTCCATTAGGTTATTGGATAGTAGGAGTTAGATCAAATGAGGATGCACCAAACAAGTACGATGATAAGTTTTACTTATTCAATGGTGAAGAATTTGTAAAAGTTGTTACAGGCACAACCAATCCCGGCACACCAATATTGGAAGGTGGCTATTTGAAGTATAACAAAGTAGGTGCCGCGGTTGTTAAGTCAAACGAATGGTATTACGATGTTTGGTCTTATGGTTTACACCAAGGTAAGATGCCTGCGCTTAGACAAGTTGGTCCATTCATTGTTTACCGTGACGGAGATAGGGATGGTAAAAGTGAGGAAATCGGAATACCTATAAAGGGAAGTGGTTACGGAATCAACTTCCATAGCATCTCAAATGATTTATCCGTAAAAAAAATAGGTGAAAACATTGGTGGCTATTCAGCAGGTTGTCAAGTATGCAACAATGTAGAGCAATATAGCATGATTATCAATATGATTAAAAATCAAAATAGAATAACATACTGTTTATTAGAAGAATTTTAGTACCTTTATAGAGTGTTTTGGAGCGGTTAAGAAATTAATCGCTTTTTTTTTGCTTAAAAGTTTGCGTATTAATTATTAATGTTTAAATTTGTAACATAATTAAAAACATAAACACAATGGAAGTAGTAGTAAACAACATCGCAAAAGACAAAGCAAAACAAGTTATGGATGCTTTATTTGAGTGTATGAATGATAAAAATTTATCAAAAGAAGAAAGACAACAATACTATAAAGAGTATTTAGAAGTTTCAGCTAATTATTTAATACTTTGCAGATAATGGAAAATTTAGAATTCACAGAATATTGTTACACTGAAGTTAACGGATTCACAGTAGGTATGAAAGAAGATAAAAAAAGAAGAAAGTATTATATTTATATTAATACTCACTTACAAGGATGTAAAACTCTTACTTTTTCATCTTACAAGAAGCTTATTGAAAAATATTTTAGTTTGTGTATAGAAATGAATTTAAAAACATTATTAAGATAATGAGAAAATCAGCAGTAGAATTTTTATTAAATGAAATGTTTAATAATGGTGGTTTGAAAAGAGAACAAGGTGTATCTTTTGTAAGTAAAGATTTAGTTAATCAAGCCAAAAAAATAGAAAAAGAAGAAGAATTAAAAAAACAATTATTTATAGGTAAAGTGTCAGATATAATTGGATTTGAAAAAACAGTAGAGTTATTAAAACAAGTAAACGAAGAAATCAAATGAAAACAGCAGATTTAATTGAAAGCCAAATTACCGAAATCAGAGATATTTTAGGTTATGGCAACAAAAGCGAAAAAATTCCTTATTCAAAGGAGCTAGTAACAGAAACGCAAAAGGTTGTCGGAGAAAATTATTTATTTATTATTAAAATTATGGGTCATGAGAAATGCTAGAAAATTATTATACGTATTGGTTTGTATTATTTCAGTAGGATTTGTAAATCACTATTGGAACGCATCCACAGCAATATGGATTGGATTTGGTTTATTAGGTTGTTATTTAATTTTACGGTCGTATATTCTGCACGAACAACCCAAGCTCTAACTTCACACAAACGGTATCGTTGGATATACAATAGCAATAAAATTATTTGGTGAATCTTTAGATAAAACTTACCAAACACAACAATTTTTACAAGACACATTAGAAGAAATTTTAGCTTCAAAATAAGTAAGTCATGGAAACAAAAAAAGCGCATGAGTTAGAGTTTATTGGCGTAATAAAAAGAGACGGTTCAGGAGTATCAAAAGTTAAAGAAAGCTACTTAAAAGCTATGTTAGAAAATCCTTTAATGAAAGATGAAGATTTTGAATTACATCACCTTTCATTGACTGAAAAAACATTCATAGCTTTTAATTTCAATGCATTTATAGTTAAAATTAAAGAGAAAAATTAAATACCGATTAATTTTTTAACAAATTAAAAACATAAACACATGAAAACAGCAGATTTAATTGAAAGTCAAATTTCAGAAATTAGAAAAAAATTTGGTTATGGTAACAAATGCGAAAAAGTACCGTATTCAGAAAAGTTAAAAACCGAAGTACAAAAACTTGTAGGAGAAAACTATGAATTTATTCTTAAAATTATGGGACATGAGAAACGCTAAAACAATAATTTACATTTTAATATGTATAATTTCGGTAGGGTTTGTAAATCACTACTGGAACACATCCACCGCAATATGGATTGCATTTGGTTTATTAGGTTGTTATTTAATAGGTAGAAGTTATGAGGACGTTAATTAGAAAAATATTCAAGGTAGACACGTTAATTATGCCTTCAGACGTGGAATTTGTAAGTCTTGATAGTGATAGTGTATACGCATCATTTGAAGACCTTAGAGAGCGCCTTTACATACAAGAAGGATTAGTGTATGATGAAATAGGAGACCGCATCTGTACAACGATGGAGTTAGAGCAGTTCGACAACTTCAAAGAAATTAACCAATGTACAACGTGTGGCGGTTCGGGTGAGTACATGGTTACGGATTACGACCAAGACGCACCATTTCAAAACATTTTAATAAACTGCTATTGTGAGAAGCCCTTCGAGTTATGAGTACATTTACGAGCGTGTACGTAACATGCTCGAAGCTGGATGGATTCAATTAGACATCGCTAAACATTTAAACGTACCTGTTGCGACAGTTGGTCACGCGATCGCAACATGGGAAGGAAAAAAGTATATAACAAGCCTATATTTTGGGCATAAAAACCAAGCATACAATGAAGAAGATTACATTTATCAAGCCCCTACTTATGACGAGCTTTCTGCTGATGAGCAGTATCTGTGGCGCTCAATTGACTTTACAGCAAATCAAGGACAAGGGGATAAAACATCCTGAAATTGTTTACGCACAATATCGACTTGAAACAGGGAATGGAGTTAGCAGAGCATTCACGGAGTACAACAACGCGTTTGGATTTATTTATAAGGGTCGTTTAATGCGTTTTAAGAGCGTGGACGCTTGCGTAGAGTATTACAAGACGTGGCAGGACAAAAGATACGTTAAAGGCGATTATTACGTGTTCTTGCAAAAGATAGGATACGCAGAAGAAGAAGGCTATATTGAAATGTTAAAAAAGTTTTAAAATGAAAAAGATAATTATAGCAGCAGTTTTATTAATTACATCCTGCTCAAAAGAAGAAG